TGAATTGCATCCACGCTGCTAATGGCATCATATATGATTTTACATGCATCTTGAATGCCATTGAATGCCTGCAGTCCAGCTTCCACCTCCTTCCTCACCTCATTTGCTTTCTGTTGGCTTTCAAACACATTCATAAATGAAATGTCTTTGGTCAATTGTTCCAATTGTGCCATTGGACTACCGGCGTCTGCATCAGGCACAACCTCTGGGGCAACCGCCGGAACTGCATTAGCAACCTCTGGAACTGCTTCCACATTCGCATCAGCATCAGCTGCTTCCACATTCGCATCAGCATCAGCTGCTTCCACATTCGCATCAGCATCAGCTGCTTCCACATTCGCATCAGCATCAGCTGCATTTGCATTTATAGCTGCATCAGCATTTGTAACTGCAACTGCATCATTAGGCACAACAACTTCATTAGTCACAACTTCATCAGGCACAGCTGCAACTGCATTTATAGCTGCAACTGCATTTATAGCTGCATTTGCATCATTAGGCACTTCATTCGTCACAACATCACTAAGAGCAGATGGATCAGCTGTAGACATTTTCAATGTGAACTATCCCTAAACCAAATCACAAACTATAAATCACTTACATTATATATCTAAAATTTATTCTCGTTGTATATTTTTTCAAAATACTTCTTGCTCACAATCAAATGATGCAGTCCGGCAGCGGCATTGGTTTTGCATTTTAATCGCTGCTGTTGGCAGTAGAATTCGTATGCCTTGTAAGGCGCGGGCTGCATCGTCGTTGAAGCCGCGTGTTCATGTATGGCGGACAGCACATCCCCCCGCTTGTCCCACAGCGCACAGCTCACGTGCATCAAATACTTATCATTTTCAATGGCCACGTCCGGATAAAAATGACGGATCAGCCCTAAAAATGCGGCATCCGTGTGATTGTGGCTCTGCAATTGTGGCGACGGCTGCGCCACTTGCTGCAGTTGGTGGTGATGGTGCTGCTTGAACAGGGCCGTGAATTCGTCAATTTCCAATTCGCATTCGTCATTTGGGTTCACGGTGATGGTCTGCGTCCAAAAATCCTTGAATCGCGTCACCAGTGGCAGGTGCTTGCTCGTGAGCTGCAAAAACGAATCCGTTGTTTCTGAATAATTGGATAAATGTTCAACGAGCCGCGTCTTCAGTGCTTGCGCAAAAAACACGTTCGGAATTCTCTCTTCTTCAATGAACACCTTCCACAAATACATCATGTTTTTCCACGAGATGCTCATGTTGCTTTGCGGCGACGGCTCACATGTCGCCACAAACTTGGCAATGAGCGCGTCTTCGGGGTGGTGTTTCAAATACAGCACTCGTTGATGCGTGACGGTGTCCTTGCACTGCGTGTTCAAAAACGCTTCCGCATTTTCATACCGCTGTGAATAGTGCGCCGCCACGCAAAAGAGGTCAATCAGTCGGTGCTTAAACGGGGGCGAAAAGGCATCCATCGCAATGTCGTTCATGTCCATCAACCGACAGTCGCTGAAGGCATACTCGTAAAATTTGAATTTGAAGGCGGACAGCAATGATGTTCCAAACAGCGTATTGCATTCTTGACTGAGCCCCTTTATGAATTGGCGCGCCTTGGGCGTGGCAATGTAAATCGGCTCCACCAAGCCATCGCTCGTTGACGACCCCGTCTTCTTCAAAATGACGTCCCCAATCACCGTGAGAAAATATTTAGCACAGTCACGCGTCCGAAACAGCGTGGGACACAGCATGTTCAGCGTGCGCTGAATGGTCTGCGATTCCGGAATGGACGACAGCAGGTTGCGGTCCTTGATACGGCGCAGCACCTGGTTTTTGATTTTGTATTTCCACGGCATGAGTTCCCGGTTGCCGCTGATTTGCGTGAGTATGGGGTGCAGAATGTCGTCCTCATTGATGACGCTGTAATTGCATTCGGCATCCGCGTCATACACAAAAAACAGCTCCACATTCGCGTTGTAATAGTAGTGCGGCGACTCGTTTAAAAACGTTTCAATGAACTCGTCCGACGCGGTCACCAGCGTTTGCCGGCGCTGCTCCTTATCGTCGCGCGCTTGATTCACGGCATCCATTGCTGCCGGCAGCTGAGCAATGTGCGCTGCCAGTTTCCCCAACATGAACTCGTCCCCCGCGTATTTGGCGTGCAGCTGCTTGACGAGGGTGAGCAAATCATCCAGACCATTGGATTGCATTTATTAAAATGATTGTATTAAATACTTGTATTAAATACTTGTGTATAAGTGCAAGTGTTTAAATCTGTCTTCGCAATATGAATCAATGTTTTTTAATGCACGCATTCAATGGCTTCATCTGCGTGATGCAATTTTTCGGGTCACACCCGCGGAAGCTCGTCGCATGTGGTTTCTGTGGTTGGTGCGGTTGGTGCGGGTGTGGGCGTAAGTTCGCGCTTGGTTCAGACCAAACAGCGTCCACGGCTGCGGCGGTCGGTCGTGGAGATAGGGGCGGTACGTGTCCCAAATCATGTTGCGATCGCAAAATGCGTCCTTGTAGAACCCCGTGCCACACGAGCTGCCCCAGCGCCCCCACAGCTGCATGCGCTTGGCCGTGGCAGTGTCAATCGCCATGCCGTCCACCGCCCCGCGCGGCTGGAACGGTTTCGGGCGGTCGGCCTGCGACATGAATTCGCGCGCGTCCAGCTCGTAGTGCGAGCACGTCGTGCGCGAGCACGGGTTGATCTTGTTCAAATACACGTCATAATGATCACCGATGAGCCGCTTGGCGGTTTCCACGTCCAGGCGCCCCTTGTGCTCCTCCATCAGTTGTTGCAGGCGCACCCGGCGCGCGCCCTGGTGGCGGCGCAAGTCGTCCCACCCCGTGTTGGACGATTCCAGGTTCCGGATGCGCGGGTCGTACGCCACGTTGAACCCGATGAAGTAGCCGTTCTTGGTGCGCTCCACGTTCACGTATTTTAGCCCTAATTCAAGCCGCATGATTTCGTTCGTGCGCGTGTCGCCAAACAGCCACGCGTTGGCGTAGTCGCCAGAGTTGCCTTCGGTCAGCATCGCCACGTAATCGTCCAGCGAATCGCCGTACTGCATGGCGCGCCGAATGCGGCAGCACACGGGGTCCTTGTTTTCGTAGGCGTTGAAGCCGCCCATCGTGGTCTCCGTTCCAAACAGCCCCCGGCTCGTGACAAACACGTCCGTCCCCGAATGAATGCCGCCAGGGAACGACTGCATGAGGATGCGGTGCCCGCTGCTCGGGCGCAGGTCCATGATCACGCACGAGTACTGCCCGTTGATGTAGTTGTCAAACGAGTTGTGCGCGCACACGATGGCGCCGTCGGTCGTGTAATCGCCCACCGCAATAAAAGCGCTGCACCGGTCCGCGGCCCCGCCTTCAAGACCGCCGCTCGCCTTTTTATTACCGCATTCGCTTGTAAAATCGGCATAAATGGCCTTGGCCTTTAAATGCATGTTGTGCGGCTCATTTAGCACGTCCGACAAATGGGCAAACATGTAGTCAAAACTGACAAAGCAGTTCCAAAACACGATGTTGCGCAGCGGCTGCTTGGCGCCGTCGGCGATGCCGCGCATCTCTTCATAAAACTCCGGGAAGTGCGCCTCTATCTGCGGGCGAAAGAAGTCATCCGCCACTTCACAGAAGAACGCAAACGTGCGGCCGTATTCTTCATACAAGAAAAACTCCAACATCTTCATGATTTGGGCCAGTTCCGGCGCGACCAAATGGCCGTGCGCGTATCCGCGCTTGTATGGCTCACCATAGATGGAGAGATAAATCCATCCGTTAATGTCCTTGCGGGCACCATTTAATTTCATTCGCCTGATTTGGAATTGCGACAATGTGTGGCAAGGTTGTATAACATCAATGCATATTATAAAAACAATGATTTAATTATACTAAATTGCAATGAAAATGAGTTAAAATAATTGAAATATTAACATGCATGTATGTTAAAACGCCAACATGAGTAGCATTCTTTATTACAGTAATTTTTGCGACAAGTCTAAATCTCTCTTGCAGCGACTGGCCAAGAGCAAAATTAAGGAAGGGATTCATTACATGTGCATTGACACGCGCGTGAAGGGGGAGAACGGCGCATGGTACATTGTCATGGAAGACGGGCAGCAAATCATTCTGCCGCCGCACGTGAACCGGGTGCCGGCGCTGCTTCTTCTAAATCAGAACCACGCGGTGCTTTACGGCGACCAAATCACGAACCACCTGAAACCGCTGGACGTGCAACAAAACAACATTGCCACTGGGTTCAACGGAGAGCCGTCCCCGTTTTCCACCGGCAGCGAGTTCATGGGCGGGTTCGGCGTGATATCCGACAATTACAGCTTTTTGGATCAGAGCAGCGACGACTTGTCGGCAAAGGGCAGCGGCGGCTTGCGCCAGCTGTACAACTACGCCACCATTGACTTCAACCAAACCATTGAATGCCCCGCCATTGAGGAGAAGCAAGCGCGCATCGGACCCGATGTCACGCTTGAGAAGCTGGAAAAGGAGAGAAATGCGCAAATCATGCAGTCACAGGGACAACAAGGTCAACACCAACAAGGACAATCCGGCTTCCAACAGCAACACCTACCACAACAGCAACAACAACAACAACAACAACAGCAACAGCAACAACAGCAACAGCAACAACAGCAACAGCAACAACATCGCAGATGAAATGGAACAATTGGTGAAAGGTTTAAATGCATTTCAAGTAAAATGCATTTAAAATTATGTAGACAATAATGCATACATGCATATATAGATACACATATATATATACCTACAATATGGCCATGTCTGATAAGTCAATCGTCATGAAAGCGTTTTTGAACCAGTTCACCGATTTTGTGGAGGACGTTCACAGCGTGTTTCCCGACAACGCGGACATTGACTCGGCCAAAACGGCGTTGTTCCTTATTAAGAAGACGAACCCGCGCATTTTGATGAATGCATGGGTCACGTGCATAGTTGAGCCGTACCATGCCCAAATAGATAAGGGGGACATCGGGTTCTTCCTGGAGAAGGATTACACACAGGACCTGGAGTACATGGGAAATACGGTCATGCAGCGGGTGGACACGCTGCGCGGCCCGGTGCGAGAGATGGGCGCCGACAACCAAGCCAAGTCCATGAAGTACATTCAGAATTTGACGAAGCTGGCAAAGCTGCACTGCGAAATGGAATGAGTTTCAGTAAAATATTAGATGCATTATTAATACCACCAGTGCCCATCAATGCGTAGGAATAAAAACCTATCACAAATTGACGCACTGCGATCACATATTCATAAATTCATAAATAACACGACATGATAAATCATTATGCGCAGATATTGATTTAAACGAAAGTATTTAAATGAATGCAAAATAGCCATGAACTCCCAACCTGCGCCCGAGTTTAAGAAGATCATCTCCGATTTCGTGGCCGACATTGCCACCGTGTTTCCCGAGCACAGCGATGCGTGTGCCGCGGTCTACAACATGGACACGGTGGAAGTGTTCAAACACTGCAAGCGCACGTACGCGCCCCAGTTCTTCAACATTCTGTACCGCAACGACACCGTGCTGTTTGCCGAGCCCATTGAGCTGC